AGAAACAATATAACTAAAGAAAGTTATAAAGCTAGTGAGTTATTTCCTATATTAGAAAAAACTAACGCTTATGGATTTGAACGCTTTAAATCTTTAATAACTTGGTTATGACAACCACACTAATAACAGGCTTAATTATTCTAGGAATACTTAGCCTAATGATTGATGATAAAGAGTTTAACGAATGGGATAAAAATAAAGAGAAATGAAATATAATTTAGATAAACTAGAAAAAGACCGTGATACATTTATTTATGGCGACCACGGAAATATAAGAGATTCTGCTTATATTTATTCAAGGAAATATAACCTAAAAATTAAAGTTAAGAAGTTGGCAGATGGGTCAATGGTTACTTTATTAGAGGGAGAACATCCTATAATAGTTAAGCGTAATAGATACATTAAAGTTAAAGATAATTTCTTTACTAAAAGTGATATTATTATTCCTTTAGATAAAGAACAGGTCGAAATAATGATAAATCACAGAAACGACTTAGACCAACGAATGATTAACAATGTAGATAATTACACTAAAAAATTAAGGTTGTTTAATTATACAACAAAAATTACTAGCTTTATAAACCAAAATCAAAACATAAAATAAACATGGAAATCACAGGAACAATCAAAGAGGTATTCGCAACCCAAACAATTAGCGAAAAGTTTAAAAAACGTGAGTTTGTACTTACAACAGACGGAAGTACACCCTACCCAAACCATCTATTAATACAAGTTACTCAGGCAAAATGTGACTTATTAAATAGCTATTCAAGTGGCGATGAAGTAACAGTTAGTATAAATTTAAAAGGTCGTTTATATGAAAACCCAACTAAAGGAACTCAATACTTTAATTCAATTGAGGCTTGGAAGATAACAGGCGTGTCACAATTTGTTACACCACCGGCTCCAAACATTCAAGCGGAGAATAACGCTATTGTTAATAATAATGTTGATAATATAGACCTTCCGTTTTAAAATAAATTTTGCACATTAAAAAATAATTAATACATTTGTAAGACCAACGACCAATGGAAAATCTAAAACTTAATTTAAAATATACCCTCAATTCTGCGCAATCCTTCTTGGTCGTTGGCCGCTCAGATGCGAGGGTTAATTTATTTATGGAAGAAATTTGGAAAGATGTAATAGGATATGAAGACTATTATCAAGTTAGTAATTTAGGTAATGTTAAGTCTAAAAACAGAACAGTTAAACATTCAAGTGGTAGTGAAAAAAACATACTTGGTAAAGTAAAACTACCTTGTATATCAAACGGTTATTTATCTGTTCACTTGTATAAAAACGGTAAATGTAAACCTAAATCTATACATAAACTTGTAGCTGAATGTTTTTTATACAACAAAGAAAATAAAGAAACTGTAAACCATATCAACGGAATAAAAACAGATAATAGGGTTGATAATTTAGAGTGGATGACACAAAAAGAAAATAATAGACACGCTCATAAAACTGGACTTTTTAAAAGTAGTAAAAAATTAGTATGTCAAAATACAAATAAAACTTTTATATCAATACAAGATGCAGCAAATTATTTTAAAATAGATAGAGCTTCTATTTCTAAACAGTTAAGCGGTAAAAGAACTAATAATTTAAATATAAAATATATATAACATGAAAGAAACAAACATTGACAGTATGAAATATCGCAAGTCAACTCACTTAGCTGGTATAGATGTAGAAACAATTATTGCTGATAAGGGTAGTTGTATTTTAACTATTAAAGAGGCGTTTTATGATACTAACGTGGATGTGTCGGGAAATAAAACAGCTGGTTATTTTTTAGAGTTTATAGAGAACGTTAAGCCAATGGTTATTAATTCGGGTAATAGAAAGATAATAGGCAACATCGTTAAGGCTTTGAAAAAAATAGACAATACACAAAGCAGAAACATTGGTAATTGGGCAGGTGTTCAAATAGAATTATTATTTGACCCTAGTGTTAAAATGATGGGTAAAGTAGTTGGCGGCATTAAGATAGCTGAAAAATATGAGAAACCATTATTAATCAAAGATAGCGAGAACTTTAAGAACTGTAAAATAGCATTAGAAAAAGGAACCGGTACAATTGAAATGATTAAAAGTAAATATAATGTATCAACTGAGGTGGAGGCTTTACTAAATGCTAAATAAAATTATATATTTCGATTTAGAAACAACCGGTACAAATTTTTGGCAACACGGCATACATCAACTAAGTGGTATAATTGAGATAGATGGAGTTGTTAAAGAAGAGTTTAATTTTAAAGTAGCTCCAAATCCATTAGCAAAAGTAGAACAGGGCGCTTTAGACGTTTGTAGTGTTACGCTAGAGCAAATACAATCCTATCCCAAAATGGGTGAGGTTTATAAACAGTTTTGGCAAATGCTTGAAAAATATTGTGATAAGTTTAATAAACTAGATAAGTTTTTTTTAATTGGATTTAATAACGCCTCTTTTGATAATCAATTTTTAAGGGCTTGGTTTACTCAAAATGGAGATAATTATTTCGGCTCTTGGTTCTGGTCAAATCCAATTGATGTTTATGTTTTGTCTTCTCATTTATTAATGAACGAAAGACATACAATGACTGATTTTAAATTAAAAACTGTTTGTCAAAAAATGGGTATTGAAGTTGATGAAACTAAATTACACGATGCTGTCTATGATGTTTATTTAACTAGAGATTTATATTTAAAAACGATTAATTATGCAAAATAGAACATTCAAAATCCACTGCTCACAAATCGGTAAGATTATGGGTAATTCAAAACCAGCCGGACAATTATCCGTAACAGCTAAAACATTCTTAAAAGATTGGTACGCTAATGAACATGAGGAAATACACTCTAAATACATTGATAAAGGTAACCAAGTTGAAAGCGAGTTAATTGATTTTATGGCTATTCAATTAGGTTATGGTATGGCAGAAAAGAACACTGAAACTTTACATGATGAGTATATGGTAGGAACTTGCGATGTTAACTTTCCTGATTGTATTGTAGATGTTAAAGCTCCCTATAATCGTAAAACTTTGCATGATAATGTAGATGGGATTAATAGCGATTACGAATGGCAATTACAAGGGTATATGAATTTATACAGTAAAGATAAAGCTATATTATTTTATGGCTTAATGAATACACCCGAAACAGATTGGGCAATGGAAGTTGTTTATGACGATATGCCGGAGAATGAAAGGTGGTTAGCTTATTCTATTAATAGAAATGATGAGTTAATCCAATCTATTAAAGACCGTGTTTTAATGTGCCGAGCTTGGTTAGAGGAATACGATATTTTAGTTAAGGGTAAATTAGGTAGAATCAATTAATTTAACAAACGACATAACATAAAGAAATAATGAAAAAAGAATTTACACCACAGTACATTATTGATAACCAAGGTTGTTATCAAGAAACTAAAGACAAGGTTAATAACCTATCCTTTATGAAACTAGAAACTATTAACATAATGGATATTTTAAATAGTGAAATACCATTAAAAGATAAAGGATGGTTTTTAATTAAAAAATGCGATTTTACAATAGAGCAAAAAAAATCAATAGCTTTATTATTAGCTAAATCGGTCGTTGAAATTTATAATAATAAATATCCAAACGATAATCGAGTTAATGAATGTATAGATGCCATTGAATCATTTAATAGTGGTAAAATAACATTAGATGAATTAATAGTAAAAAGAAATACTGCGTCTGCTGCTGATACTACTTCTGCTTATGCTGCTGCTGCTGCTGCTTCTGCTGCTGCTTCTGCTGCTTATGATGCTGCTGCTACTGCTGCTTTTTTTGCATCTGCTTCTGCTTCTGCTTATGATTATGCAGCTTATGCCGCTGCTGAAAAAGCTAAATACAAAACTAAAGTTTTACAAGTATTAATTGATTTCGTAAATTCAAACTAACATGAAACAACTACATTTAGCACATCAAGAATATAAAAGCACACCAAAGGAGTTACGCCCTTTGTTGTGCCTTAACGAATCAACAGGCTTATATTTAGTAACAATTGGATTCAGTAAATCATATACTGAAAAGAAAGGGTTAAAGGTGGTGTTATAAGACTATAACCTTAAAAACAAAATTTAAAACAAGGCTATAACCTTATGAAACGGATTTACACCAAAGGGTCATTAAATAGTAAGGAGGCTAAAAAACAGGCTCTTAAAGATATTTCTAATGAAAACAAACAAAGCGTTGTTATTATTTCAAATATAATATATGACATATATGGTATTAATCAAGAACACCTTTTAATGAATCCTAAAACTTTTATTAAAACATACATTAACGACCTATGACCACAGACGAGATAAACAAACTAATCGCTAAGGAATATGAATACCTTAGCGTTTTAGCCATTCAAAAAAATAACAGCTATAACGGAAGTATCTTTAATCCAGATTGGATTATCAAACCTAGTATGGAATTAACCAATAAGCAAATGATTGAACTTGGTTTAACTGCTAGGATTAATGACAAGCTACAACGTATCAAAAGTGCAGGATTAAAAGGCTTTGATGAGGACAATTTAAAAGACTTAATAGGCTATCTTATTTTATTTAGGATTGCTCAGGGTCTAAAGGAATAGTTGATTATTATCCACAATAACCCTATATTTGTGGTTCATTATCAACATCTGGAATAGGTAAACTATCGTAGTATTCATTTAACTTTGAATAAATAACATCGGGTTTGCCTGGCGAATAAACTAAATCTCCATTCTCAAATACAATCTCGGTATAATACTTTTTGTTAGTTTTACCATTAGGAATAAACACCTTTGGGTTTAACTGTGTTATTGTATTTCGGGATAAACAAAAGTAACCTATTGTAGTTTCATAGTCATCAAGTAAACCCTCGTTTAAAAGCTCGATTTTTTGTATTTCGCCCATTGGCTCATCATCTGCAAAAGCCGAGTTTATAGGGTGTATTATTGATATTGAAAACCATTGTAGACTATCCATGTTATATTTTATTACGTATAATAATCATTATAATTCACTTTTTATATGCAATTTAGTATATTTTATTATTAACTATTTTCATGTTCTTTATAAAATAATCATTAGTTTTTAAATCTAATGTAACGTGGCTAAATCCTAAGTTCCATTTATTGATAGGCATAAACATCGGGTTCATATCACATAAGCACCCCTGAGAATGAACAGATATAAGCCTATTGTTCATTGTTGGCTCACTATGTGAACTTGTCCTATGGTAGTGACCTACCAAAGTATCTTCCATTGTTTTAGTAAAGGTTGCTCTAGCAGGATTTACGCCACCCATACCAAGTAATTCATGACCATGCAAAACAGTTAATTTACCTATTGAGATAGGGCGTTTATCTTTAATAGTCTCAATCTTTAATTCGCCTAATCTTAAAAGTATTTCAAGTTGAAAATCGGCTACATCAAATATCTCAGGAGCTTTAACGTAAAGCCATTTTTCCCAACGTTCATCATGATTGCCATGCTTATAAATTATTTTTGCTTTTGGAAAGTTATCTCTTAATGAAGATAAGAATTGTCTAACTGCAATAAACTCATCATTAATACTTCTATGTCTAAAATCCTTTTCATGTCGGCTTATGTTTGCGAAGTCTATTAAATCCCCATTAATTAAAATACAAGTTACTTTGTTTTCAATGCCGTATTCTAATGCCTTTTCAATAGCTTTATTATTTTGGTATGGAAAATGTAAATCACTAATGATTAAAGTTGAGGTTTGTTTTATATCGTAAGTTGTAAAATCATTTGAGTAACTTTCAGGAAGATTGAATGGATTAAGCGGTTTAGGATTAGTATGAAGTGTTTTATCCTTACCTTTTACTTTACCATTTTGCCCAGCTAAAAATCTTATTGCAGACCTAGCGGAATCAACACTTGTAAAGCATTTACTATTTTCTTTGTAGATTTTCTTAGCTAGAGTAAGGTTTGGCGTGTTAGGAAACTTCTTTAAATACTTAATTACAATATCTTTTTGAATAGCCATAAGTTTATAATTTGTGTAAATATAAACAATTTTGTTTACAACTACATAATTTACCGATTTACAATCAATAGTGTAACATTGGTGTAACATTAAAATAGCTAACTAATTGATTACTAGCGTAACACTGTAACATGTTACACCCATTGTAAATTTATTAAAATATATTTTATACTTTTCAAAAATCAAAAAAACGCAAAGTGTAACAATGATACACTAAACGCCATCTAAATCGTATCAATGCTATAAAGCAGGTGTAACATTTAGTGTAACATTGGTGTAACATTGTTACACTAAATGTTACACCTGAGTTCTTATTTAGAATCATTATAAATATCATTATTATTTGTTTTTTAACAATTAAAGTATTATATTTGTCGTAGCTGAACCATGAAGATATTTAAAACAATCCCGAAACAACAATTTCCTTTGCTTTTATGCAGCGGTTCAGCCATTGTTGAAGTAGGGACTTTTTTATTATGATAGCAATAGATAGGGCGAGACAATTAATAGATTCTAATCTTTCACTTATTCCAATAGGGGATAAAAAAGTACCTTGGATTAAATGGAAAGAATATCAAACTAATATAATTAGTAAAGATAAATTTACCGAATACTACCATAACGAAAAAACTAAAGGCATTGGAATTTGTACGGGGTATAATAATTTAGAAGTTATTGATATTGATTTAAAGGTTCTTAAATCTTTAAAAGAGCAACAAGATTTTTGGGCAGAGTTAATTAATTTTATAAAAGATAACATTGATGATTTTGATAATAAATTTGTAATTTATAAAACCGTTAATAATGGTTATCATATTTTATACCGATGCGAAAAGAACGAGGGTAATTTAAAGATAGCTAAATTAAAAGACCATAAAGAGGCAATAATAGAATCTAGGGGTATAGGTGGTTATGTATTTGTTTATGAAAACCAAGTATCTAAATACTCATATACTGAAATAAAAGAAATAAGCATAGGAGAAAGAGACACGTTAATAGGTTGTTGTAAATACTTTAATTACTCAGCAGTTGAAGTTAATATACCATTAGTAAAAAATGAATACGATGAATTAAAAATATCCCCTTGGGATGACTATAATGCTAAAACATCAATGTTTGATATTGTAGGGGATGAATTTAAAATAATAAAAATGCTTAGTGATAAGTATATTATATTAAGACATGGAGCAACAAGCGCACATAGTGGTTACATTTATACAAATAGCAATTGTATGTATCTGTTTACAACAGGCACAAATTACCCACACGAAAAACTTATAACACCTTTTGCCGCTTATACTTTTAAATACTTTAATGGGGATTTTAAACTTGCTGCTAGTGATATTTATCAAAAAGGATTTGGTAGTAGAATAGTAAAAGTCCCAGCAGAGGTAAAAGAAAAACCTAAGTTAAAGAAAGAAGATTTAATTTTTCCTATTGAGATATTTCCTAAAGAAATTCAAAACTACATAATGCAATGTAATACTACTTTAGATAGTTCTATTGATTATATGGGATGTGCTTTTATTTGGATGAGTTCAGTTATGATTGGTAACTCTTTAGAAATTCAAACTAAAGTAGGTTGGAAAGAAAATGTTAACTTGTGGTTGGCTGTTGTTGGTAAATCTGGTTTAGGTAAAACACCGTCAATAAATAATATCATATTTCCTTTAATGAAACAAAACAATAAGGAAGTAAAACAATTTATTAAACAAAATGAAAAGTATTTTGAATATATCAGTAAGGATAAAGAAGATAAAAAAAATACTGAAATAATAAGAAAGCCTATTAAATCTCAATTTATTGTTAATGATATTACACTAGAGGCATTAGTAGATTTACATGAAGAAAGCGATAATGCAATAGGTGTATTTAAGGATGAGTTAGCAGGATGGTTTAAGGATATGAATAAATATAGAGCTGGTAGCGACTTAGAATTTTGGCTATCTTCATGGAGTGGTAAAGCAGTATCAATGAATAGAAAAACTGCAAAGAGTTCATTTGTTGAGAAACCATTGATACCCGTATTAGGTGGCATACAACCAAGTATATTAAATATATTTTATACGGATGAGAATAAAGATAACGGATTTATTGACCGTATGCTTTTATGCTATCCTGATTTAGTTATTGAAAATTACAACGAAAAGGAAATGAGTAGCGAGATATTAGAGTGGTATAGTTCTGCTATAATAGAATTTTATAATACAATTAAAACAGTAGTTATAAAAAGAAACATTGAAGATGAAATAGAGCCGCAAACTTGTAAGTTTTCTGCTGAGGCTAATGTAGAATGGAAACGGATTTTTAACGAGATTACAAGCGTTCAAAATTCACATGATGAGAATGAATACATGAAGTCAATGTTACCAAAACAAAAGAGTTATATTCCTAGGTTTGCTTTATTGATTAATACTATTGATGGTTTATTTACTGGTAATGGTAATTTAACTAAGATAACTAAAGAATCAGTTTTAAAAGCCGAAAAGTTATCTAAGTATTTTATTGCGATGGCTAAGAAGATAAAGATTAATACAGTTGAAAAGCATGAGGTTAAAAAGACTTTAGAGTTAAATCAAAACAAGTCTACTAAAGAACAGTTTAAGATATTATTTAAAGCTAATCCCGAATTAAATCGTACCGAGATTGGAGAATTATTAAACGTAACTAGAAATACAATACAAAGATATATTAAAGAAATTGAAAATGAAAAATAACGTATATTTAAACAACTACAAACTATTTGTAAATACTTTTAAAAATTATAATAGTATTTGGGAACACTTAGATTTTTTAGTTAATGAAAGAAAAAAGCATAGTATAATTGAAACCTCAATAATAGTTCCTTATGATGATGAGGGGTTTGTTATATTTGATTTAGTTTCTTATAGCGAGAATTTATTTATTTACACATTTTCAACAACTGCAAAATGATTAAAACCTACACAACAAGCGACCTTAAAACTGAAAGTTTAAGTAAGCCATTTAACGAGGTTAATCATAAAGACCTTGTAAAAGAAAAATATAAATACTACTTTACACTTAAGTATAAAGGAACTAAAGTGTATATTACAAACGGAATAGAAACTAAAGAATTATGACATTAAAAGATTTAAGTATATTCAAATGGCATAAAGACTGTGAGAAAACCTCAATGCCTCCCGACTATGTGCCTAAAGATAAGTTTACAGACCGAACAGCAAACGGTTTAACAAAAGCTATTTGTACATTCATAAACTTAATGGGAGGACAAGCTGAGCGCATTAGTTCAATGGGTAGAGTTATTGATGACCGCAAAGTGGTTACTAACTATTTAGGGCAAACGGGTTTAATAGGTTCTCAAACTTATATTAGAGGCACATCAACAAACGGAACGGCAGACATAAGCGCAATCATTAAAGGCAAGTCTGTTAAGATTGAAGTTAAGATAGGCAAGGATAAAATGTCCCCATCGCAAATACAATACAAGGCTAATGTAGAAAGAGCGGGAGGTATTTATATTATCGCTAAGACATGGGATGGATTTATCGAAGATTATATTAAACTATAACGAACACGAATTTTAACAAATGGAAATATGAAAGCAAATGAATTAAGAATAGGGAATTGGTTTAGATACCAAGCTAAAATAGGATATGATTACGATGTGTTTGATACTAAATATATCCAAGATTTAGTAGATGACCCTCAAGATGATTTTTTTGAACCAATCCCCATAACAGAAGATATACTTTTGAAGTGTGGGTTTATTAAGGATGGAAATTTATATTTTAAAAACGGATTTGTTTTTAGGGACGATAAGTTATTTTATAATACAGTTGAATTATATTTAACTATTAACCTCCACCAACTACAAAACCTTTACTTTTCTTTAACAAACGAGGAATTAACAATTAAACTATAATAAGATGACCGAACCATGTGGACTAACCAGACATTCATTTATAGGATGGATTAAGTGGGTACAAAAGAATAGACTAAATACAACAAACTATATTGTATTTTTTCCTCATCAATCATTACAAGCCTGTTAACCCATGACTAAAGAAACCGCCCTCATGCTCCTAAACAACCAACTTAGGTTATCTCACTTCAACTTCAACAACCCAGATAAACAAATTTGGCACATCAATAAATACTATACTTTTAAAGAATTATTAATAATCGCATACAATATAAGGGTAAAGTAATGGGTAAAGTTTATAGAAAATGTGAGCCAAGAAAACAAAAAGGTAGATATATCTATAACAGAAATAGACTTCATAAGGTAGGTTGGACACCAAAACATAAGAAGAAATATATTGAATTAATGAAGTGGTTAGATTTTCAGATAAATAATTTATTTGTAAGTTAAAATAAAGTAGTATATTTGTAACCGATGACACACCAAAAGGTAATCGAAGTTATAGTATCAAATGACAGTTTTTTGAAATACTGCCACAAAGTAGCCGCCACTAGAACTCACATAGCAGAAGATTTATACCAAGAAACTATCCTAGCAATATGTGAAACTAAAGACGACCGTTTTGTT